CACGGCATCCAGAAGTTCCATAGCCTTCTTCATCTCTGCATGGTCGCCCCATGCAACCGTGGCCGGATTATGGATCATCATCATGCTCACCGGACTCATCCACACCTCATCTCCTGCCATTGCAATGACAGAAGCCGCCGATGCCGCAAGCCCGTCAATCTTCACTGTGACCTTCCCCGGATACTCCGACAGCATATTAAAAATCTGTGCCGCCGCAACGCAGTCACCTCCCGGACTGTTGATCCACAGGGTAACATCCCCGGTTCCCGCATTCAGCTCATCCTTAAAAAGAGCCGGCGTGACATCATCATCAAACCAGCTCTCCTCAGCGATAACCCCATTCATGAACAGGATCCGCTCCTCCGCTTCCTGTCCGCTTTCCAGATTTACCACTTTCTTTTTCCAGTTCCAAAACTTCTTCACCAGTATCCTTCCCCTTTCCAGATCCGGCAAAGATACCGGCATCTTGCAATTTCGTCATATTTCCATTGATCAGATACAGATCACCTCCAAGTTCCTCCGGAATCCTATCCATATTTTCCAGTTCCCGGATATCATTGGCACTCATCCATCCGTTCTGCCTTGCTGTAGCGTAACCGCTCATCCTTGACTGGTAATCTCCCCTGAGCAGACCATCCACATTGAACTTAAAGAAATATTTCTTCTTTTCCTCCGCGGACAGCAACGCCCTGACCATTGCCTGTTCCCACCGGCTCACCCAGGGATCCAGTGTATACTTCACAAACTCCAGGGACTGCTGCTCAATGTTGCTGAAGCTGGACTTGTCCAGATCCCCGACCATATGAGGCGGCACCCTGAAAATCCTGGCAATCTCATCAATCTGAAACTTCCTTGTTTCCAGAAACTGTGCCTCATTCGGTGCAATGGAAATCGGCGTATACTTCATTCCCTCTTCCAGGACAGCAACCTTATTGGCATTGCTGCTTCCCCCGAAAGTGGACTGCCAGCTCTCCCGCACCCTGCCCGGATCCTTCAAAGTCCCCGGATGCTCCAGCACTCCTGACGGAGCGGCACCGTTGGCATAGAATTTGCTTCCATACTCCTCCGCAGCAATGGCAAGCCCGATTGCATTCTTCGCCATGGCAATAGGTGAATATCCAACCAGCCCATCAAACCCAAGCCCCGGAATATGCAGCACATCCGCCGGATGCAGGCGCACAATCTTCCCATTTGCTTTCGGATCCGTCCCGGTCCTGCCGTCCACATCATCCCCGTCATAAACCAGGTACTCATAATAAAGCCTGCCATGCTCATCCCTGTCCACCGTCATCCGGTCGGGCATCAGCGGATAAAGAGCCACAACCTCACCCTTCCCGTTCCTGATAATCTGACTGTACGCATTCCCCCACAAAAGCAGATGCGTCATCAGAGTCTCCCGGAACACAAAGGAAGTCATCTCCGGATTCGGCTCATCATGCAGCAGAAAATAAAGCGGATGATCCACCGCCTTCTCCTTACCCCCGTTATCGTTATACCTGTAAAACTGCAGCGGCAGACTCGCCACTGCCTCCGAAAGAATCCTCACACAGGAATACACCGCTGTCATCTGCATGGCACTCCGTGCGTTCACTCTCTTCCCGGAAGCCGTGCTCCCCATAAAAAATCCATATCCACTTCCAGCTGTGCTGTTAGAAGGAGCATCCCTTCCCCGAAACAGCTTCCCAAACAACTTCATTTTCATTCTTCCCTTTCTGGGAACAATTCCCGCATCCTGTCATCTGCTTCAGATCCTGCCCTCAATAAACACAGACACACTCCGAACAGAATCAAAAATCCAATACCTGCAAATACCAATACACCAATCACCACATTCACCCATTTCAAACAAACTGAACTCTTTGCCGCACAGCCTTTTCTTCTGAAAGCTCCTGCACATATCTTCATTCTCAGAACACCAGCAATCCCCTTGTATCATAAACAGACTCGCTAGTATCATTTCCGCACCGGATTGCCCTGTCCAGTCCCATGATCGTCGCAATGGCACCGTCAATCTTCTCCGTGGACTTTTCCTTATCAGCTTTAATATTCCCTGCCGGATCCGTCCGGATAAAAATATTATCCATCATCCACCGCAGAACCGGATGCCCGCCATGTGCCAGCTTCTGTTCCAGCGTCAGCTTCATCAGTTCCTTAGTCGGCGGGCTCATATCCTTGAATCCCTGTCCGAACGGAACCACCGTGAATCCCATGCCTTCCAGATTCTGTACCATCTGCA